CTATACAAGGTGTTTAAAGCTGCTCCCTTAGCTCTTTCGTCACTAGTTTTATTTGCTTCTGCAAAGTTCTTTTCAAATTCCTTATAAACTGCTGCTAATTTAGTATCAATATATAATGCTAAATCGGCATCTGTCTTAATTCTATCTGATTCTTTTGTAATACCCTTGTTGACAGCATCTATATATGCTTTTCTGCTAGATGATTCAACATCATACATAAAACCAATTTCTAGTTTCTTGCCCTCAGCAGGTATTTCGGCTGATACATTATTCCAATAGTTTGTAAGTACAGTATTCCAATTCTGAGAATTGGCACTAACACCTAAAATTGTAGGCATTAGTGCATTCTGCTCTTCACCATTAGATAACATTGCATCAACAGCAGAGATTGAACCGCCTATTAATTTAGGTGATGGTGCAATATTCTCTGTGTTTAACTTTGCATACGTGGATACATTGTTTTTCCAATAAATCCAAATTACCTTATTCTCTATTTTCATTGTTATGTTTCTTTAAGTTATTATCTTATTATAAACTTTATTAGTCCTACTATTTACCTAACAAATTTCAAGAAGAAAGAAGTAGTATAGTTAAGCATAGTTATACCTTGTGAGGTCTTAACTTCATAACTTGCTTCATCCTTAGTACTTGACAATAATTTGCCAGTGTTCATAGCTCCCCAAGATTCAGGAAGATTAGTTAGTCCTTTATATACACCTGTCATAATTTCAGCACCTTTTTCAGCTACTAACTGAATATTGCGTTCTCCATTATTATTACGTGAGTGATCAAGGAATATCATATTGTACGATTCATATGGTAATCCGTCATACATATTACCGTTTGATCTGTCTAGTTCTGCATATAAACCTTTATCGAAAATATTAGCTTTCTTAAAAGTAATAATATGACCATCAATAGTTTTATACTGATTGAAATATTTACCATAGCTTAACCAACCATCTTTACCAGACATAATTTCTTCTACACCTAACTTATCATAGTACGAACTATTCAAAGCATTAGTTTTAATAGCTTGATTAAAAGCTCTTTGTGCACCAGAACCACCATAGATTACAATCTCCATTGGAGTATCATCTACTCTATTAGAAAATATACGTGTAATGATGTTGTCTAACTTAGTTAGTCCTAAAACTCCATAAGTATCATACTGTCCAGTTGTATATAAAGTTTCCTTAATACCTGCACCTTTAGAAACTAGCTCATTGTTTTCATCATCCCTAAGTGTGATTTTACCATAAGCATCTCTGTTGTATTTACTATTCCATAAATCTTCTTCCAACATTAGTCGTCTGTCAATTTCAAATAGTTTCATTTCAAATGGCATCCACATTTTAGTTGTTCCGCCACCTTCAAGATCAAATTCAATATTAGTTACTTTATTAGCGATATTACCACTAATCTTTTTACTAAATCTACTGTATCCAAACTGGTTAGTCCATTTTCCAGGAACCATACTATTACTAGATGTTCCATCAGACTTACTAGCTGAAACAGAAGGTGTACCTAATACCCAATTTTGACCTGCTGTAAAATTACCTAATGTAACATATTCTGTAGGATCACCCCCAATTAATACTAAACGATAACGGTACTTGCCGTTAGATAGTTGTGTTGGGTTTCCTTGAATACGTAATTGATGCTCTTTATCAGGTGTAGTTAAACTGTAATATCTCTTGAACCAATCAGTAGAGAAATCAACTTCAAAAGAAGTAAATCCTAAACCCGGCTTTGTATTACTTGTATTAGCTAATCCTACAACTGCATCTATATGCTTCATTCTACCCATAACACTCCAAGAGTATTGAGTATCGTTTAAGCTTTTTGGTTTAATAGACGCTATACCTCCTTGTCCTTCTGTCAATGACAAAAGAGGAAACATTTCACTATCCTTACCCCAAAGATAAGTTAAACCTCTACTTAAAGTAACTTCATCAATTAGACCACTCTTGTACAGTACATTTTCATCTGTATAGTCTGTACTATTGTATGTAGTTCCAAATAATTCTTTCATTACTATTATTGTTTTTGTTTATAAATTATTTAATTACAAGATTATTATTTAATTATAATCTTTCCTGTTGTTTTAGCTCTACTAGTAGAACTAGTGTTGTCACCTTTAGTTGTTAAACGTCTAGTGATAGTGTTTACCTTATTTTGGTTTATCTGTTCTTTAATAAATTGACTGTTGTCATATTTTACATATCTCTTAAAAGCATCATAAACATCATGTCCAGTTGTACGACCACTTGTTTCATTAGCCATATCAGTTTGATGCAATGTCTGTGTTACTTTCTTACCTTCAATAGTTTGTTGTATTGGTTGATAAATATATTTAAAAAAGTCGTCTCTAGTCTTAAATTCAACTTTATCTCCTACTTTAACTCTAATCTTATCAGGAATAGTATATATTTCTTCTCCTATTTTAACTTTACCTGATTTAACAGTTGAATATACACTATTTTCAGTCTTTAAATCTACTAATTTACCATCAACAACATCAATACCCCAATAGTTATTAGCTGCTTCGATATTACTTGCTGCTTTAGCATCTAATGCCTCTTGTACTGCTACTTCCTCCTGATCTTCTACACCTTTTAGATATACTAATTCGTCATTAGCTTCACTTATAACAGCTTTTAAATCTGTATCACTATCTTTTAAATAGTTATAGTATTTATTACTTTTTTCATCATTCTCTCCACGTTGTTTTCTAGCGGCAAAAATAATGTTTCGCATTTGAGTTTCATCCTTATTGTCAATAGATACATCTGTATACGAAATGGTATTGTTAAATGTATCAAAATTACCATTGTTTAACTCTAAATGGTTAACTATATTTTGTACTATTGGATACTTAGAATATAAACCTTGAACTGCACTCGTGTTTGCTTCTTTCTGTCCTTGTTCATATACATCTGAAATATATTGTGATAAACCTTCATCTGTATCTTCATATTCAATTGGATTTCCATCTTCTCCAATAGGTATAATATTTGTCTTCTCTGCTAGTAGTGAAGCTGTGGACTTTACATCTGCTTCCGCAAGTGCATCCATCTCGTCTTTAGTATATTTTACTACACCTTCTGCATCTACTGCACTTCCATCTTCATTTAATGTATATTCTGTACCATCAATTTCAACAGCTTCTACTACTGATTCATCAATGTCATTGTTACTATTTCCACCTTCATCTTCTAATGCTGCTTTCTCTACTGCAATCTCTTCTGGTGTTTTATCATCATTTAAATCAGGATTATCTACCTTACCATTACCACTAACAACTGGAGGAATAGGATCTACTTCACCTTTATCAACGATAGGCTCATCACCTGTATTTAATACTATTTTGTTTACTGTCATTTTAATTAATTTTTAGATTATTATTCTATTATTTAACTTACTGTTTGTTTACTGGTTTTTATACCAGCAACTTTAATATCTCTTGCTGTAATTATATCTTCTTTTAGTTTAATTGCTTCAAGTTCATTTTGATGTGTATCTTCTTTATCAGCTTTAACTGCTTCTGCTTGTGCTGCTTGAGTCTTCTCTTGAAATTGTTTATTTAGTTTATTAAACTCTTGTATATGTTTGGATATTTCTGCTGTTGAATCTGCTTCAATAGTCTTAATTGCAAGTTCAAATTCACCATTCTGAGAAGCTGCAAAACCTAAATCTTTAAACTGTTGTAACTTTTCATCATCTTTAACTGAATTACTAACAAATACACCATATTTATTAGATGTTAATTCACCTGCTGGAATATTGAAATGTACTACTTTCCCACTTTTGTTAAAATAACTATTGGCTACACCTTTAGGATAGATGACTTTACAATATTCTATTATAGATTCATACATTTTACCTATTGCATTATTAAATACAGTAAGCATTAATACACTACCTAATTTAGCTCTATATATATTATCTTTATTATTAGTTACTGTTGAAGAAGCTGGAGCATTACCATAACGACTATCATTCATATTCGCCATATCCCAAGCCTCAGCTTTGATGTTCTCTTTTAAATCAATTAGTTGTTTAATGTAATTTCCAAGTGCATCATTACCTACAATTTTATAGCCTGATGCAACTAAAGTAGGACTAATAGCTTGATCGTCATATATAATAGTATTATCTGCTAATCTATAATACATCTGTTCTCTAGGGTCTAATTTGTCATCACTACCTACAAGCATACTTTTAGGTATAATTTCTACTGCCCCTTTAAATTTAGCTAATTGTCTTTCAATGTGCAATGTTATAATTCTATACAATGCAAGGTTAGGTATAATCCTTTTAGGTATTGGATTTATATTAATGTTACTTGATACACCATACTTTCCAAATACAGGAAGTTGTACCATACCATAATCATCATAAATCTGTACTGGAAAAGGTCTAGGAGTAAGATAAATTCCAGTAGCATCCAAGTTGCCTAAAACTACTTGCTCCCAGACCTCATAAATCCATTCTTTTCTAACTTCTAAATCTCCTAATTCTTCATTTGCTTTGTACTTAGAATCTACCTCCTCTGCTATTAGTTCACCTAACTCATTTAACTTATATAATATGTACCTTGGAACTTGTGTTTTAAAGTAAACAATGTGCTCATACATATTAGCTCCTTGTATAGAGAGTTCTACACCCCTTGCTATACTAATATCATCTGTTGAGAATGCTCTATTACCATAAATATCAAGTACAATATCACTATTAATAGTAGATTTGTTTGATGTTACTGTAGTTAATAACTCATTTAGATACTGTTGGTCTTTCAAAGTTAATCTATCATCATAGTATTCTTTGATCTTATGAATAGATATTTTATTCTCTATTACAAAACCACTATACTGATGAACAAACTGATTATCGTTTAGTATTGGGAAAGCATTAATTGGATTAATTCTATCATATACTAATTCATTGTTTATCTCAAACAATCTAAAATAGAATTCTTCTGTACTCCACCAATCAATAAAAGCATCTATTCTCTTATTGACTAAATCATTCTTATCATTGATGTATTCTAATAATTTAGAAGCTCTAATTGCTCTATCATCAAATACATTTCTTTTAATTTCTTCTATTAATTCTTCTGGATTAGGTATATCCTTAGATGGTACACCTGTATCTCCAGATTGATTCATATAATTAACTAACATTTGCTGTAATATACCATTCACCTGAGCTTGAATATCGCTTCTAAGTTTCATAGTAATATCTGGATCATCTACTTTTACACTATAATTATCTGGTAATTGAATAAATTCTCCGATGTTCTTTTCTCTAATGGGGGTAATGAAATCTACATCTCTAATTGTAACTGGTAATTCCTTGTTCTTTACATTTGCTGCTGAAAGAGGGTCTAAAACATACTTATATGTCTTTTTATCTACTATTCCATTAGCAGCATTTACATTATCAATAGTAGCTTGTTGAGACTTATTATTTTTAGCAAATGTTATCCAGTAATTAGCATTGTCTATATACCAATCTTCTTTAAGTTTAGCTGCTTCTGATACTCTTTGGTCAACGTAAGTAGTTGTCATATTTATCTGTCTTTATATCCGTACATACCAATCTGTTCATATATACTTACACTCTTACCTCTTTTTCCTAACACCTCTGATTTACGTTGTACCTTTTTAGCATTGAGCTGAAACATAGCTGGTAAAGCTGAACTAATCCTGTCAAAGTTACCCATTAAATCATAAGTTATTAGCTCAGTTATGAACGGGATGTCGTTAATATAATGAAACGTATATATCGGATTTCCCATTTCATCTACTGCTCGTTTAGTATAAAGCCAATCGCGTAAGTATATTAAACCGTCTTCTTTATTACTACCACTTCCAATATTTATTCCATAGTTGGCATTTTCGCTTATTTCTTGCCTAGTTGTTAGTATTACTGTTGGGTCTTTGTATAACTTATGTAGCTTTCTCCACTGTCTAAAATTGTTAACAGTATTGCCTCTATCAACTTCAACTATACCTTTTGCGTTATAATAGTCTAACATTTGTAGAAACTTTCTATCTCCTTCTTCTGCTCTTGAAGGTCTACCTGCCCAAGCAGCTACTAGTATATCCCCACTTGTATTACTATAGTTATTAGGGTACATAAAAACTTGAATAGATATTAAAGAGTTCTGTTTAGTTACTAGGCTTGTATTCTTATCTTTACCTATTTGGTCAATGCTAGCATAGTACAATTCTGTAGGTGTATTTCCATGTTCATCTTTATATGGTGGATGGTATTCTCTTATACATCCTTGAAAGTCTTTTGCTGGATTAAATGGTACATCCATTATATAGTCGTGAACTAAACTATTTAAACCTTCGTTAGTTAATTGATTATTAGTTTTAAAAGTTAACCCTTTTTCTTTATCTTCTACTAATGCTCCATCTCTATAATAACCCATAGAAGTGCCATTAACTAAACGTGAATAATGATCACTTAATTCAGCACTAGTAAAGATATTTAATCCACCAGTTTTAAAAGCTTCACTTGGACTATTCGCTCTCTGTCCTACATATATAATATAATCTGCTAATGGTAACTCTTGCTGTCTTATCTTTTTATCCTTTGAATCATACTGTTGAGCTTGTAATAATTGACTGTTTCCATTAATGTCCATAAAAGGTTCTAAGTTCCACACTTGAGGATGAAAGAATCCACATACTGTAGTTCTAGCATTCTTATCCCAAACATTTTCAAAGGGCATCATTTTACTTTTACTTGGATGGAAGAATATATTACTAAATCCTTGCCAATTTGCATGCTTTGTTCCAGCAGTACCATAAGCTCTAATAGTACCTATGTTTGCACTACCTACTTCTGTTGAGCTTAAAGTAACACCTAATAGATTTTCAATATTAGGAAATTTACCTGACTCTTCTAAGTCAATTTCAATTGCTCTTTTACCAATAACTGCACTATCATTATTAAATGCACTTACGCTTAATAGTTTACTTCTCCAACCAAACTTCTTATTTCCCCCAGATGTAGTTCTATACCCTAATTCAACTTGTCTTAAATCTTCTGATATATAGAATCTTTTCCAATGTGTATTATCTTCATACCAGTCAAGATTAATCTTAACCATATCACTAGTTGCCTGAGGAGCAGTAAGATACGATAAATCATAAGCTGCTAATACTACTGTTGCTTTAGGAATTAGATTGATTGTATTAGATGCACTACCACCTCTCTTATATGAATACCCTTTACCCCTAGCTTTACCTTTAGCTAAATGGTAATTATTCTGTGCTATAAAGAAATCAATTTTAAAATTCCAATAGTCTCCATCCCAGAATCTAGGAAACTCTTCTATTTGTGTTGTTTTAAAGTCGCCTTTAGCGTGTAGCTCAGCCTGCTCTATTTCAGTAGGAGTTCTTAATATTCTACTGTAATTTAAGTAGTTGTAATGATCACCTGTTATATGTAAATCTATTACTTTTCCAGTTTTAAGCATTTTACACTTAGCTGTCATTCCATTACGCCTACGACTAGTCTCTCTTTTCCAGAAAGTATTATATGCTCTACTACTACTTCTATGTGGACAATAATAGAATTTACCTCTATTCTCTGTCTTAGGAACATCAAGTGATTCTACCCAATTAGATACATCTAAATCATTACTATTCTTTGTATAAGTTCTTCCAACTTTATTAAAGATGTTAGTATCTATAAATGTAAAGTCTATATTCATAAGGAATCCACCACTACGACCAACTCTAAAATCTTTATCTACATCAATAAAGTTCTTACCAGTTCTTTCATCTAATATGTTAGATGAAAACTCATACTTAGTTAAATCTTCACTTAGTATATATTCTACAAATGGTAAATTCTCTTGTAGCTTCTCCATTCTTAAAAGTCTCTTCTAGGGTCTGCTGACATAGGTACTAACTCCTTAGTTCCTCTAATTGTATCTGCATCCAAATCTTCTTTCTCTAATTCTAATTCTGTTACTGCTTTCTTTAAGTCTTTTGTTATAACAGGTATCTTTTTAGAAGCATCTATTATAAAACCTATTTTATTAAGAATATCATTAGCTACATCTATTGTTACTTCTGGTTGTACTAGTTGCATCTCTAATGACATTCTAATTTTACTAACTAATCCCCTAGTTAGTCTAAAAGTTTGAAGTAGTTCTTGTATAGTATCATAAGCAATATTCTGTTGTTCGTCTTGATAATCTTTTATACACTGTTTGACCACATCATCTTCTCTGTAATCCGCATCAAGTCCCGACTTCATGATTGCATACTTCTTAGTTTCCTTTGGAGAATATCCATTTTTATTAGGTGAACTAAAGTAGTCAGTGACGTGGTAAATGTAAGCTAATTCTTTGAAAGATTCAACCTTATTATGACTTCTATCACGTTGTAACAACTTCTTAAAACTAGGTATAGCTAGTATAACTAATTTGTTAATTATTATTCCACCTTCCTCACTTAATGAAAACAATTTATATGCCATCTTTATTCTAGTTTAATTCTACCTTATATACATCTTCTCTTTATAGGCGTTGATCACTTAATCCTTCGCTGTTTTATTACTAGTTGTAGTAAGTACTGTATAAGTTGGATAAGTTGGATAAGTTGGATAATATGGTATTATTATTGGTGGATACTCTATTATAGGTTCTACATTAACCAATAATGTATAATCCTTTAACTCTTTACCAAACATCTTCTTTAATACAACTTCTAATTCATCTGCTTTAATACTACCAATAGGCTTAATTGTTTTAGCTTCTAAATCTATTTCTAACTTCATAATTTTAAATTTTTAAATCAATACTACCTTCATCTCCTTCAACTAGAATCCAATTATTATTAAACATCTCTATCATAGTTGGTATCCAACAAACTTTTCCAAATCTACTACTTACATAGAAATATGGAGCTGTCATTTTACTCTTTGGATCTGGTTCTTGAACTAATATTACTACTTCTTCTGACCATTGTGGTAATCGCATACCAAGAGGTCTTATTTTTGATTTAATTCTATCAGTTGCATCCCCAAAACTTAAACTTGTTTCTACTACTCTCATAATTTAATTTTTAAAATTAATACTTAACATTCCATTATACCTTTTCAATTCATAATCATTCAACATTGCTATTATCTCTTCTCTATAATATGGAATAGATACAATATCAACTACACTTTTACCTAGTAGATCAGGATTTTTATCTACTTCTTCATAATATTGTGTGTACTCATCGTGTCTTATATGAAATATAACACTACCTTTATGTGTAAATCCTCTCTGCTCTACTAAAAAAGCATAAAGGCTTAACTGTAATCCATATTTATTTCCTGTGCTTAATTCAAGATGTTTTAATGGCGCTTTAAAGTGTTTATCTTCTGATTCGTTCTTTGCAAATGTAAATACATCAGTCATATTTCCATCATTATCTTTTTCATAATGTCCTGCCTCAAATCTAATTGGAGCTTCATTAGTTTTCCAATCTATTATAAGGAAGTCTGTACCCTTAACAGCAAGTAAATCTATAAGTCCAGAAACTAATTTATCAGAATCATATACAGCTATCTCTGCATATAGCTTCCAACCATTATTCATCAGTGCAACTAGAGTCCTAAATATACTAGGATAGTTACTATCGAACTCTTTTTCAATTAATTTAGCTTCATCTACTACTCCATAGTCGTGAGTTTCAAGTAAATCATCTATTGTATACAATTGTTGTGTATCCCTGTCTCTACTTCCTAATACATTATTATAATTATTTGAAAATTTAATAGATTGTTCCAAATAATCATGCCTTGCATTACCCCTATCCTGTGCAGTTATCCTCTTCTCTGTCCATTCATTAATTAACTGTCTATGTGTTTTACCTTTATACTTTAAATACTTTGGATGTCTAGGATTCTTCCCTATTCTTTCACAAGCTTTTGCTATATCAAGTTCTTTATCACTAAACTTATATTCATATTCCCCAATCAATGTAGTTACACTAATATAAGTATTACCTACTATATCAGTATATTTATGTTGGACTGGATCAAAATTAATAACTACTTTTTCTTTTCCCATATTTTTTGTATTGCTGATGGTTTTAGGAACTGTTTAACTCTACCATCTCCTATTTTCAATTGCTTTTCTACTTTAGGTAATTGTCTTTTACCTTTCCAATTTGCTTTAGTTTTCTTATATTCACTTCTAACTAAATCCTCATGCTCCGCCTTAGCTATTGGATATATATCTTTAGGTATATCTTTAAAAGTAACATAGCCATATTTATTAGCTATACTGTCTCTAGTCGATATGTCAATCTTTTTACCAATTCTAATGTGAATTCTGCCAATAAAAGGCATTGCAAATGGTTTTATTTCCTTTATACATTCAACTAGTACCTCTTCATAAGCATCTATTATATTATCAAATATCAATAGTTGCTTACTTAGTGATAGTAAATTAAACTTATTTAGAAACCATTTATCTGCTTCATCGGTTATACTATTTCCAATAGCTGTTTCAATTGCAGTCTTCTTAATTCCTTGCTTATTGAAGTAGCTCATATATCTAGTTGTTAATCATGTCTACTATATCATCCATTGTATTAGATGAATTATTCAAGATAATACCTAAATTAGTAACTGGTTTAACAGCTAATATATCATGTCCGTGTATAATGTAATAAGAATGTACTTCTAAAGTAGGAGTAGTTTGAATAACTTCTGCCTTATCTATATGAGATAATGCTTCAAAATGCTTAAATACATTTGATGCACTCTTTTCATCTTCTAGTACTAGTATAGATATACCATTTACTTCTACTCCTGTTGGGTCTAATATAACTTGTGAACCAACTGGCATATCAATATTTGCACTATCAATAATAAAATGTTCTTCTTGTTTAGTTGCTACTGTCTTTTTACCTGCACCAATAGTAATTGTGGATATATGAGCTATTGATTTAACTATAACTCTACCATTAACTGCATTGTATCCTGTGATATTTGTTCTGCTCATAATTTAACTATATGTACCAACCCTATAATTAAATATTGCATAAAAGACAAGGCAAACATACAAATAATATTTGATATAATGATGAATTAACAATAATTTAACATATATACATATTATTATATGCATATAACTACTTGTCATACGCAGCTTCTTGCGATTTATATTAATTTATGGCACAGTATTTGCAATAAGATCAATTCAAAAATTAACATATATTTAACATATTATACTCTTGTAATTGTCAGAAAAAATGATTAACTTCGCTTTACCTTAGCGGGGTGATGCCCACATCACATAGCGGCTCAAGTGTCAACAAAGGTAATCAGTCTATATGTAATATAACAATCAATATTGATACCAATATAGTATCACATATTATAATATATACTACAATATAACAACTACTCTTATATCTATATATTAATATATACTACAACTATAGTATTAAGAGTGAATTACTATGCATATATATTAGTATTACTATAGTATCTATCTGAATGTAATATTACATATTAGTAATTAAATATTGATTAAATAGTAACTAAATCTTGAAGTAATACTGATCAAATAGTACATTTACTATATTAATAGTGATTAAATAGTGATTAAATAGTGATATTATTAGTAATTAGGAGTTGACAGCTGAATAAGTAGTGAATTACATACTAATACAAGCTTGATCCCCGCCTATAGAAAGAGAGATAGATATAGGGACAAGGTCATACTGTGCTTATTACAATATAGCTTGAAGTATACCCTCTTCTAAGTACTCTACTTCTAATACCCCTACCCTTTATTCTACTATTTTCCGAAGTCCCCCTATTACTTTATAAGTTAATTAGAAAAAATATAGTATTTAGTTAAGTTGTTTTAAGTATTAATGCGATCAAGTAGAATAATAGATAATTAAGATTGAATTAAGTGAGAAATAAGATAGAGTTATATTAGAGTTATATTAGAGTTAAGATTGAATTACATTAGAGTTAAGATTGAAGAAAATAGGAAGTATATGTGGGACGGGTAACCACCCTAGAATGAACCCGTACTTATATTTGTGAAGTCCTTTACCCCCTAGTCATTGGGAGTAGGACTATATTATTAATCAGTAGTTAATTCTACATAAAATCTTAATTACAATGGCAAAAGAAGAAGTTAAAATAATCAAAGAGATTAAAACACGTGAACGTGCAACTGTAGAATACACAGGTGTGATCAATGGTATTGACATTGGTAAAGCTGGTACAGAAAAGGAAGTCAAGATCATTGACATTAGTGTTCCTAATGGTACAGTGGTTGATACTATTCAAATCATTACTCGTAGTAGCTTTGTTAGCAATAAGCATTTAGATGTTAACTCTGCATACAAATTCACAGCAGAAGTAGCTATTGAAAATAAAACGTTCTACATTAATAGAGACGAAGAACCAATAGATGATACAAGTAGTGCAAACTATCTTAGTGGTATCATATCAGCTAATACTGAACTTGTACAAAAACAACTGGACAAGATTATTGATCGTGAAGAGAAAACAGCTACAGATACAGCAAATGCAGCACATATGCAAACTCTTCAGGAAAAAGCTATTAAAGCAGTACAAAATGCCGATTCGCCAGAAGAACAACAAGCATTGGCGACGATGTTTTCTGGACTGTTCGCCAACTAGAATAGATAGCCTCAGAGATGGGGCTTATTCTTCTTCCTGTTAGATATGATAACAACATTAGCTACTTCAAAGCAGGATAAGACTTAGGGAGGGAAGGTATCCACCTGTCAGTGTGGATGAAGTAGCAGATATAACTATACTTACATTCAAACAAAGTTCATAACACAATAAGTTCTCGTTTTCGTTTATTAAATGTAAGAATGTAGGTATAGTTTAGTTTTAAGTAGAAAGAGTAGTATTTTTTTGGATGTTTTAAAATACATAGTTTAAGTAGAAAATTAGTGGAACTAATGTAGTTGCCTATAGAATCAATTAAGCCTCTTTCTACTATTTTTTAATAAGTTAAATGATAAAGTGATGGATGAAGAAACAACTAATGCTTTGATGGAATTGATTATTATTAGAAATAAACTGTTAAAGAGTGTTACTGATAAAATTACTATTAGTACTTTATTTGATTTAAATGAGCTAGATGGTTTTTTGTATAAATATTATGATGAATTGAGTGAGATTAGTAAGTGAAAGGATGTAGAAGCAACTGGTCATAAACCACCTCTAATCATACCTTAATTCAATCTTAAATTCCTATACTATCCTACCTATTATAATGATTACTTCTAACTTAATCAACATTTTATCCACTTAAATTTGACATTTTATCACTTTTAAGCTATATTTGTTGAATAATAACACTCGACATAATATCTATATTATAATGAGTTCTATTAACCTAAATTGTAACAATTAAACATAAAATACCTATAGTATGAGATCAAATATAATTACTTTAACTTCAACTAGTGGATATAGTAAGATAACAATTACTTGTAAATCTATACCTATAGAAAAAGTTAATAGAAACATTATTAATTGTCTTTTTACTAATAATACTTCATTTACTAATAATACTTCATTTAATATAACTAATATTAATAAGTACTCTATTATCGCAATCATAATTAAAGCTAGATTAAAGCGTAAAAAATTAAAGAAATATCACAAAAAATATCACAAAAAACATTAATATTATGAGTAACAATATCAATAATACAACAGCTAAACAATGTGCTTTTACTGATATAACTAATTATATTAGAGATATTAAATCTAAAGGCATAAAGACTATTATTTGTAATAGTTTTGGTGATACTGAAGTTTGGTGGGTTACACCTAGTAGGTTAAACACTAAAGAAATAAAACATTTAAATTTAAAAGTTAATCCTAATTAAAATGAAACAAATAACATTAGAAGATGGAACAAAAATAGAAATTAGTGATAAAAGTTATACTGATTTACAAAATGGAATAAATAAGGTCACTTATAGAGATGTAGCTAAGGGGTTATTTTTAGGTAATGATACTTGTTTTATTAACACAGATGGGACTATAGATGTTTACTTAATAACTCCTTTTATTTTAAAAGAACCACATCTTGGAACTGAACAACAGCTAGAAGGTTTATTAGCTTTAAATAAGTTAATGAATGTTGCTAGGTATTTGAATGAAGATGCTGTATTTGAGAATGGAGGTAAGTATTATTCTCTATATATTAATTCATATGGTGTTATTAAATCAGATAGTTGGCGCAACCATAGAAGTATGGTAAAATTCTATACTGAACAATTGGCTAGAGAAGCTGTTGAAATACTAGGTGAAAAAGAAATAACCAAAGCATTAACTTGGTCATATTAAAAACTATAACTTTCTATCTAATTGCAAGTATATTAATATTAGATAATCTAGTTGTAATAAGTAATAGAAATAGCGACAGATGTAACCTGAAGCTCTATTTAAATAAAAGTAATATTAATATTGATATGTATATAGGCTAATAAGGTGCAACCTTACAGAAGTTTAATTAATTAATTAAAACATTATAATTATGTGTTTACACGTTAAAGATAATAACAAAAGGAAAACTGCTAAAAAAGATATAAAAGTATTTAAGCATATTGAACTTGGGTATGATGATATACTTGTAACACCTTATATGTTTTCAAAATTAGAGTTTAATGTATTAGTAGAATCTAAGTTAGATATACCTCTTGATAATAAAATAGATAGAGGAATACATACATTTAAAACTTTACGAGAATGTATTAAGAATGCTGATGATTGGAATGGGATAGTTATTACAGCTATAATTCCTAAAGGTAGCATTTACTATGAAGGGTTAAGTGATTTAAGATATAAAAGTTTTACATCAAATGCAATTATATATAATCGGAAGATGAAATATAATAGTAGCGCAAATTGGGATAAAGATGTCAATATGTTAATACTAAATCAATAACTAATTAAGTAAAATCCTCAATTAACAGTTTTATGAGAGAAGGTATAAGTCAAGTAGATTTTCTAATTGTTTGTAACTTGATACTTAATTATTTTTAATTGTTTTAAAATATAAATACTATGTATACAAAAAAGAGAACTGGATATAATTATAATACTAAAACAGGACAATTATATTATGTTGATGAATATGGACTAATATTGAGAGAAGATTTAGGTTGGTCAATAGATGGTAATATGCCTGATAGTTTATTTAGAACATCACAAGCTTATATTGCTTATGGTAAAATAGATTTAGTATCTAGTATGATTACTCATTGTATAAGTGATGATTTTAGATACATCATTAGACATCCTGAACATAAACAGGATGATACTAGTAGAGATACAGTAATACAATTTCTTTCTGCCTTAAAGTTTAATAAAG